ATTTGCTTGCTCTGTTTTTAACTTTCTTACAGTTTTTTCAACTGCTGTATGAGCACCTTTTTCCATTATTTTTGTTTTGTATCCTGATGGATCAGCTAATAACCATAATGCTTCTGCAATAAGGGGGTAGTTTGGTTCTACAAATTGATATTTTTCTAATAAATGTCCAAGCAAGTTTGTATTCTTACCACTTACAGAAGGATAGTTAGGTTCAACCAAGCCATTATAAAGCATTGCTTGAGTTTTTCTACCCATCTTAACATCATTTACTATCCCTTCTTTTAATGTATCATATACATTTTGCATATATGTTTGGGAAGCATTTTCTTGTTGTTTTCTTTTTGATTGTTGTTGCTGTAACTTTTGTGCAATAACTTTTTCTTGCATTTTATCTAACTTTGGTTTAAACTTAGAAGCTTGTTGTTCTAACTTACCAAGATCTTTCCACATTTCAATTTCTTCTACAATTTCTTCACTTGTTCCATAGCCAGTTGCAGTAAGATAATCTAAAATAATTCTTTCTTGATCTCTTTCATTTTTAACATCAAGAGATCTTGTTTCTTCAGTTTGAGCTAATGTTTGAAATAAACCTTTCATATCTTGCCCACCTTCTGCTACATATCTTGCTGCAATTTGAAGTTCTTCAGGTAAACTTTCAAAAAATTGTTTTGGCGTTTCATTTCTAATTTGTCTAGCTTTTTCTTCTAAATTAGCGTCAATTAATTCTTCCCAATCTTTTGCTGAATAATCATCAAGAGATCGTTCATCATCAAAACCAACTAATTTATCTTTTTCAATTAGTGTTTTAAATATTTGACTTGCACCAGATCCTTTATTAATTTTTTCTTCAATTTCATCAGATGCTTCATCAGTATCTTCTTCTGTAAAAGTATCTAAAATATCTTCTACTTCTTCCTTATCTAATTTAAAATCTGTTTCCTCAGATTCAACTTTATCTGTTTTTTCTACTTCTTTAACTAAATCAGTAGTTTCACCTGTTGGATCTGCAAAAGACATATCTGCATCTGGAGTTCTTTTTGAGAAAATATTATTTTTAGGCTTGACTGAATTTTCTTTAGGTACAGTTACACCTTCAGCAGTGACCGCACCATCAAAAATTTCATTCAAATCTAAATCAACAGTTTCTACTGTACTTTGCATAGTTTTATTATTATTGCTCATTTTTCGTTGGTTTAAAAATTAGTAACTTATCTACAAATGTAATATACTATAATATTATCAAATAAACTTAAAATATTTTTAAAAATTTTATCATTTCACGCAGTATATAGCTAACATTAAAATTCTCTTTAATTATTTTTTATTTCCCTTACTAGACGGGACATCATATTTATTTTTATTTTCTCTAGCTATTTGTAAATTTTTATCAGCTATATCACGTTGTGTTGCAAGCTTTTCACGTTCTATATTTAACTTTTCACCATTCATGGAATTTTTTACAGCAGACTCTTGTCTTTTAAAATCCATTTGTTCTCTATACTGAGATGTTTTTCTTATTTGTTCCATGTGGTCTTGGTAATCGGACTTAAGATTTTGATTAATATCAACAGTAGCTCCAAACCCAGCCGATCTTATTTCAGCAATAGTAATATCATTTTGTCTGTCTTTATTACTTTCAGATTCTTCAAATTGCAGTTTCATTTGTTCTTCTTGCTGTTTAGCTGCTATTTGTTGTTGTTGCATTTCTTGCTGTTGTTGCATTTCTTGTTGTTTAAATGCTACTTGTTTTGTTTCTGCATCTTTCAAAATATCAGAAACTTCTGCAATACTATCTGCTTTTATAATATTACCTAAATCATATATACTAGCACCAGTTGTATTATTGGTTAATGCTAATTGTTTTAACTGTTCTAATGTAGCTCTATGATTTGTTCTAGTTGTGCAGAATATATTAAAATCTCTTAATAATAAATCCGTACCGTTTATTGTAAAGTTTACTTTCTCTGCTTCAGATGAAATATAAGATAGTCTTACACTAGGGTTTGTACTATAGTAATACTGTGCTAAGTCAGTTCTCATTTGATGAACTCTTGGCATAAGGTTATCTGAATGCTGAGTAAAGTATGTTTCTGTTTGTGCATATGATTGATTCAAAGCTTGTACAACACCTGTTGCAGTTTCCTGACCAATTGGTGCTCCTAATCTTTGCGGGTTAATTCCTATAGCATCAAAACATTGTTGCTTAAAATAATTAGCTAATTGAATACGTGACATTAATCTACCAGTTTGCTCCATATTAAGAGTTTGGTAATGATTAAAGTTTGTTGCATTTTCAGTATTAGTAATTGACGTATCTAATGGTAGCATCTGAAAATCTCTCATTGCCACATATGCTTTTGCATAATTGTTCTTACCCCAATCTTCACCCATTGAATGTCTTGGTAAAGAATTCTGATCAAACATAATCACTGTACCAAGTTCATCTACAAGTATATCAGCTATTTGATTATTAACCATATTATACCCAACCTGATATGCTTTCATTAAATCTACCAATGATGTGGATCTTGTATTTCTATCAGAAAATACTCTACCTTCTACAGGAAGTTTGCAACCATAAAGAGTATCATTACCTTTAAACTGAAAAGGTATTCTTCCAGGTTTGGTTCTATTTATACCAAGATATATTGGATTTATATTATCAGCTGACATATTAGATGCCCAAACAGCTGGGATATTAGGTCCTAGTTTTACACCACCCCAAACTTCATTAATCCAAAACCAATCAACATGTTCACCTTGTAGTAAATTTTCTTTATTTTTATTTTTAAATATTGATGTGTCATATACACCTTTTTCTGTAACTTTAAATGTTTCATCTACAATTTCTTGAGTTATTTCTCCATCAAATTCAATTTTAATGAGATGACCAACTTTTCTTTGAGTTTTCCAATATGATGTTGTAGCCCTCATTAATTCACCTTCACCCCATGATTTTACATCATCGCTTTCATTTAGTATAGAACTTATAATATCACCACCTTTTGCTGGATCATTAGAATAATTACTTACAAATTGTCTATATGCTAAACTAGGTGAATTAGTATTCCACTCATGAGATTTTGATGCATCATAGTATGCACCATCATTTTGATAACCATTTACTTGGTACATTGCAGATCTTGCAGGATATATTCTTTGTAAAGATTCTAATTGATCTTTTGTCATTAAGTAACCATACTTATCAATAACATCAGATACAGTCATTAAATCAATTTTACCTACAAAATTTGAATCAGATATATATCTTGTATCTGGAGATTTTTGATAAAATGTAAGTACTGGATTCCAAAGTTCTATATCATAGTCATCTTCCAACATACGAAAATGCCAAAACTCACGGTCAGAAATTAACATATCACGGAATGCTCTTTCCTCTAACTCTTGCATTTTGAATCTTTCTTCATCAACATTGGTTTGATGAGATGCCCATTCTTCTATTAATGATCTATAATCTTTAGAAAAGAAATCTTCTATTTCGGGTAATGATTTGATATTTTCTGGAGACATCATTTGTTGAGCTTCTTCAGATTGTGCATCTAAACCCATCTCAATCATTCTTGACATCATTTTAGCTTGTGCATCAGCAAGTAAATTTTCTTCTACCTGTGCTCTTTTAGCTTCCAGCATTTCATTGTAAAATGTATCATCAACCGCTCTAAATTGTACTTTAGAATACCTCTTTGAAAATTCACCAGATAAAACATTAATTACATTAGGGATAATTGGGTAGAATTTTAATTCAAGTGCGGAGTTATCTTCTTTAGTGAGGACATCCATCATATCTTTATATTCATTATCTTCTTCAATAATATAATCTGTTTTATCAATTATACCTTTTGCAAGTTTATAATTTTTTAATAATCTTCTAGCATTTAATCTTAAAAACTCAAGACCCTGAAGTTCTAACCAATCCATATTCCATGCTCTCCAATTATCATCTTTTTCTTTTGCTGGAAGAAATTGAATAGGTTGTGTAAGGCTTGATGAAGAAGAATAACCTTTTCCTTTAGCCCCACTTTTTAGTTGCATTGCGTTTAATACTTTCATTTAACTAATATTATGGTATAATTATATTTATTATTTTTATTTTCTTTACTGGTATAAGTATAAGTATAAGAACAGTTTAATGTAGATGTTTGATGATAATTCATAACTATCTTAAGTTTTTAAAACCTGATTTTTTATTTTTTCTACGTGTACTATTTTTACTATGCCCTATATTACTAAACGGACTATACTTTAATTTAAACAAATTTTGAGACTTTTCCAAAGGTTTGACCGTATCAGATTCCCTTCTTTTACTATATCCTCTATTTGACTGCTGAACTTTAGCAAATGCTATCAATGCAGAAAAGGCAACTAATCTATCCACGTTAAGCCCTGGGTAGTAAGCAAGCATCTCTTTTAATAACATTTGATCTGGTATTCTTTCCACACCTAAAGTCTGTGAAATGACTTCTCCATTTTCATCTAATTCCTCATCAATATGTTCTCTTAAAAACTCAATTGCATAAGATATAAGATGCTGTTTAAATAATGTTCCTGTATTCTTCCATCCATATTCTGCAAATACTGTTCTGTTAGAACCTAAATCTTTTAAGAAAAGTATTTGCTGCTTTGGTACTAAATATTTTTGTTTTCTTTTTGCAATCATATGTTGTATGAATAATGAAATGTTGTTCTCTACTACAGTCCATGCATTATACCACTCTACAATTTTCTCTAATTGCTCATGTGTTTTATTTATATCATCATATCTCCCACACCAAGCTGCTACTATTTTATCTTTTTCAATAAAATGCTCCAAACCATCTACTGTTTCTCTAGTAACTTCTATAGGATTTTTATAAACAAATATACTACACAATGAATCTGATGTTGTTGTTTTACCTTCTGACACGGGGTCAATGGATGCATAGTATGTACCAAACTCTGGATTTTTTGTAGGTCTTTCCCAAACAACCAAACAACCTGTTTTATCTGTTTGTTTTTTATTTACAGGAAATTGACTAATGGGTAATTTAGTAGATCTTTTTGCTACAATACCTTTTTCATTCCTGTCTAGTTCTAAGTGTTCAAATGGATATTCTTTCTCTTCTACTTTTTTAAGTTGTCTAGATAATATACCTTGTGGGAAAATTGATTCTTTTCTATATGCAAACCCTTCTGCAATATTTGTAGGTTTCTGAGATATTCTTAATTGATATTGTTCTGAGCTTAATTCTCTTTTCCATTTCTCTCTTTCAAATAATATTGCCTGCAAGGCTTCTTCTACTTTTGAATTACCATAATCATCTATGTACGGAGGCATAGACCATTGCTCCGGTATAAACAAACCAGACAAACCTATTGTACCATCCTTATCAAGAAGATTACTTTCAACAGCATATATATCATTTACTGTAGGATTTAATATCATCTCCTTTAATGGATTACATTGATCTAAATCTCCCACTGATCCTGCTGCAATAAACATACCTGTGGTTAACATTCCAGAAGACATTGCAGGACGCAAGTATTCATATGTTTCCATCATCTTAGGTGCAATTCCTGCCTCTTCATGAAAAAAATATGTTGTAGGTCCACCTACCCCAGTAGTTGCATTTTTTTCAAAAGAACCCCCTTGTATCTTAGACTTTAATCCTTTTTTAGTTTTTCTTGTACCAACCCTTACTTCAATTTGTTGTTGCCATAATAAAATCTTTTCTGGATTACTTGGTCTGTACCAAGCAGTATGTTCATTTAAAAAATCTTTATATTCATCTAAAAACTTCCAAGAACCTTTATCATTAATATAATCTTTTAATGATGCTCCTATCTTACATACAGAACCTTCTTCAAACCAATAGGTATTAATCAACTTACCCATGTGAAAATAAGAAGAGGCTATCTGTCTTTTTTTAAATATAGCTGAATGCTTGTTATTTAATTCTGCCAACAACTCATAAAGAGCCATGTGATATTGAGCATCTCTTACTTTAGCAAATCCATAATGTTTTTCCTCCTTGTCAAAAATAGGCAAGAAGTTTAACCACATGTAGTAATCTCTAGTTAAAAACCATACTTTACCTTTATTTTTATAGATTACACCTGTTCTGCATTTATTTTTTTGATCATTCCAATACTCAATAAAATCTTTTGATCTAAAAGGTTTATCACAATATATACCTTTATCATTAAAAAATCTAGCTTGCTCATTAAATAAAAAAGCTGTTTCATCAAATTGATATAAACCAGGTTCTTTAAATAAATCTTTTATAAATATGGCAAAATCCTCATCTGCTTCAAACAAGGATTCTGACCATACTCCATTTTCATATGTTGGTATTGATCTACTCATTTACCAATATTGCAAATATATCCCCTTCATTAATCAATAAATGTTCTTCACCATCATGACTCATTGGAACAGATGCTGCATTTTCACTATATTGAACAAGGTCATTATTTTTAATTTGAGCTACTGCATCACCAACACCCACAACAATACCCTTAGAAACTTTTTTTTGTTGACTCTTTGGAATTATAATATTTGTTCCTTTAAAATATTGATCAGCTTCTAAAGCTTTAATTAATATTTTTCTACCTACTGGAATTACTTTCATTTTTTTAGTTTTTATAAATTAATATCTTTTTTATCAACCTTAAAATACCATTCTAGTATTTCAATTTTATCATTTGCATCTATTAATAATTCTAATGCTTTTTCAGCATCTTCAAAAAAATCATTTGC